TGGAAAGTGAAGGCTTCGAAATCCAACCGTTTATTATTCCAGCTGCAGGCGTCGGTGCGCCCCATAAAAGAGAACGAGTCTGGATTGTGGGCTACTCCAAACACAATGGATCACTTACCTCCAAGATCAGAAGAGGGAACAAAGAAATTAATGCAGGGGCACAGGAAGGGAAGAACAAGACCGTCGAATCTCAGGGAACAAGTGGATCCAGCAACAATGAGATTATGGAGAACTCCAGACGCACATTGCGACAGGGGGCCAAGTTCAGCAAAGAGAATGCAGATGAAAGTAAACAAAAAAATGCCAATAAGTCTGAACGATCAGGTAGCACATCCGAACATTATGTGGCCGACTCCGAGAGAATTCATGTACAAGGACAGCAAAATAGATCGGGGCAAGAGCAATCTAGGAGAGAAAGTTGGTGGGAGTTTGAACCCAACGTGGGTAGAGTGGCTAATGGGGTACCCGGGCGGATATACAGACTTAAAGGATTGGGAAACTCTATCGTCCCGCAAATCGCAGAAGAAATAGGAAAGGCAATATGGAAAACACTAAACCAAAATTAAGAATTCTTTCATTAGGAGCTGGTGTACAAAGTTCAACAATGGCACTGATGGCTGATGCAGGAGAGTTTGGTGTTAAACCTGATGCAGCTATATTTGCTGATACAGGATGGGAACCTGAACCAGTAATAAAACATCTTGAGTACCTTAGAACCATTCTAAGTTACCCGGTGCACCTAGTAAAAAAAGGCAATATCCAAGATGACATACTCACGGCTCTCGCACCAGGCGGTAACCAATTTGCTTCAGCTCCATTTTATACTTTAAACGAACAAGGTAAAAAAGGTATGGGTCGAAGACAATGCACAAGAGAATACAAAATAACTCCGATTGCAAAAAAGATTAGAGAGTTATGTGGACTAAAACCAAGACAAAGATTTCCAAAAACAGAATATGTAGAGGTATGGGTAGGAATATCTACCGATGAAATAATGCGAATGAAACCATCAAGGTTTTGGTGGCAAAAAAATGTATGGCCTTTAATTGATAAAAAAATGTCAAGACAAGATTGCTTAAAATGGTATGAAGGCAAAGGTTTTAAAATACCTGTAAAATCTGCATGTATTGGCTGCCCTTTTCATGATGATAATTTTTGGATAGATATGAGAGATAATAGACCAAAAGAGTTTGCATCTGCTGTAGAATTTGATAAAAAGATGCGTATGCATAATCCTAAAGTCAAAAATTTTGTACATAGACAATGTGTTCCATTAGATAAAGTTAAGTTTAAGAATGATGATGGGCCAGATCTGTTTAACAATGAATGTGAAGGTATGTGTGGAGTTTAGACATTTAATTATAAAAGCATTAGAAGATAAGTATAATGCCGAAGTATCTCAAGCTCACGCAACGATAGCAATATACCTGAGTAAATCAGTCGGAATTGGTGAACATCCACAACACGTTGAGGAAGTTGATAAGTTGATTGATAAAATTGCACAAGCAGAAGAGAAGTTAAATGTTTTGCAAAGGTTTAAAATATGACAAGTGATGATTTAATGGAAATAGCTTTCCCCCAAAGCAGGCAGGTTGGAGGGAATCATTACAAAGATTTTCATATCCAACCTTATGAATTTATTTCAAAAAACAATCTTTCGTTCTTTCAAGGGAACGTTGTGAAATACGTTTGCAGATATTTACACAAAAATGGTATTGAAGACTTAGAAAAAATAAAACATTATTGTGAGTTAGAAATCAAAAAAATGAAAGATTTAAATGACGAGCAAAGTCAAAAGAGAAATAACCGTAAAAGGAAATAAGTTTCATCTAGAAATTTATCCTTATTTAGAGGGAACAAATTCAAATGAATTTACTTTTGAAATATTTCCATACGACTACAATGCAGCTTTGTATGCTTTTAGCAACAAAGATAGTTTAAATAAATTAATTAGAGAAAAATATATAACAGAAAAAAAATGACAGGATTACAATTTACGTTCAATTTTAAAAAACATATTTGGGCATGTCCATCAGAGTATAAAGATTTAAGTGCGTATGATGAGATAGCAATTGATTTAGAAACAAGAGATGAGAGTATTAATAATAAACTTGGTGCAGGTTGGGCAACTGGTAATGGTTATGTTATTGGTTTTGCTGTAGCTGTAGAGGGTTGGCAAGGATATTATCCATTTAAGCATGAAGGTGGTGGCAATATGATACCTGAACAAGTTTTAAACTACATGAAAGATGTATGTAAATTACCAAGTAGAAAAATATTTCATAATGCACAATATGACATTGGGTGGTTAAGACAAATGGGTATTGAGGTAAACGGTGAGATAGTAGATACAATGATTACAGCAGGAGTTATTGATGAAAATAGATGGTCTTATAGTTTAAATGCATTAGCAAAAGATTATCTTGGTGAGCTTAAATCTGAAACAGATTTAAAAGAAGCAGCTAAGGATCATGGTATAGATCCTAAAGCAGAGATGTGGAGATTACCTTCAGAGCATGTCGGGTTTTACGCTGAGCAAGATGCACGCCTAACGTACCTATTGTGGCAAAGATTTAAACCAGAATTAAACAAACAAAACTTAGAAACAGTTTGGAGCCTTGAGAATAAACTATTACCAATACTTATTAAGATGAGAGAGAAGGGTGTAAGAGTTGATGTAGATAAGGCTCATAAACTAAAAAAAGAGTTCCAAGCTCAGGAGAAGGAGTATCTTTTAAAAATAAAACAGCTAGCAGGACGAGAAGTAGACATATGGGCAGCACGACAAATAGGAGAAGCCTACGACAGATTAGGGATAAATTATCCACGAACTGAAAAAACTCATGAGCCATCTTTTACATCCAATTGGTTAGCTAATTCGAAACACGAAATATCAAAATATATAGCACAGGCTAGAGAGATTAACAAGTTTCATGGTACATTCCTGGACTCAATTTTAAAATACGAACACAATGGGAGAATACATGGCGAGATCAATCAGTTACGTAGTGACAGTGGTGGGACTGTTAGCGGCCGTTTGTCTATGGCTAATCCTAATCTTCAACAGTTACCAGCACGTAACAAAGATTTTGGACCAAAAATCAGAGGACTCTTCTTACCTGAAAAAGGATGTAGATGGGGAAGCTTTGACTATAGCCAACAAGAACCACGAATGGTAGTACATTATGCAGCCTCTATTGGAGATGGATATGAAGGATCCAATGAACTTGTAGAGGCTTATGCTAATTCAGAAACCGACTTTCACCAAACAGTAGCAGATCTAGCAGGAATAGAGCGAAAGCAAGCCAAGACAATAGGGTTAGGATTGATGTATGGAATGGGTAAGAATAAATTAGGTATATCGCTCGGCTTGTCAACAGAAGAAGCATCAGCATTAATATCCAAGTATAATCGTAAAGTTCCATTTGTTAAGTTATTATCTGATAGATGTATGCAAAAAGCAAATGATGAAGGCGTAATTAGGACAAAAAAGGGTCGAAAATGTAGATTCGATATGTGGGAACCAAGGGATTTTGGTATTCATACACCAGAAACATTTGAAAATGCTTCATCAAAATATGGTAGAAATAACATAAAAAGAGCTTTTACGTACAAAGCTTTAAACAGATTAATTCAAGGGTCTGCTGCAGATCAAACTAAACAAGCAATCGTAAGTTGTTACGAAGCAGGATATTTACCTAAAATACAAATACATGATGAATTATGTTTTGATATTAAAGACGAAAAAGAAATTAAAGTTATAAAAGAAACTATGGAGAATTGCATGGAATTTAAAGTTCCTAGTAAAGTTGATGTATCATTAGGAGATGACTTTGGACAAGCTTCATAAAAATCAAATAGCGGGAATAGGTACAGTTATCTGGCCACATTATATGGTTTTCAAAGAAAGATTAGTTTTAAAAAAATTTGATGATGTAAAAATTGTCCATTGGGGACGTGCTACAAAACAAAATGTATGGGAAGACGTCAAGAAAAATGGTTTGTTATGCCCCTTAGTTATAGATAAAAATAATCAATTACGTGATGGTAATCATCGTTTTAGGATGATTTCAAAAGAGGGTAGTGGTAGTTTTTTTTACGATGCAAGATCAGATGATGAAGTAAATTTTTTTTCTATGTTAAATATACTTTGTTGGGAGTTACACCCAGACATGACACAATTAATGGAAAAATTGTGGGAGGGTAAAATTAAAAAATATACAGAAAAGGTAACTCATTTATTTACTGAAAACGTAA